TGGTTGCAACAGCAACGTGACTCAGTGGTACAAAGTACAAGGTTGTCCTACTCCTGTAACTCAGGTTACAGATGTGGTAAACTGGAACGTACAGTGTGGTGACATTGTTACCTTAACACTTCGTGCTCACTCTAGCTACCTGGATACCCTGTATTTCAACGGTTTCACTCGTTCAGTAACTGTAAATGCACCTTGTTGCGATTGCGGTGGTGATCCTTGTGATATCGTGGATGTACCTGCTTTGATTGATGACATCATCATTCATTTGAACTATCAAGCTCCTGGTAACAATCCTGACAACATCACTTTCTCTGACTTCTATCAGTTCCAGAGAATTGGTAACGACCAAAACGCTTTCTTGCGTATCACTGGTAAGCCTCTTACCAAATATGGTCAGCCTTGTGATGTAGCAGCGTTTCCTTTCGAGTATGACCGTATGTGGTTCCGTACATTCGTGTTTAGTGGACCTGCAACAACTGCTGACTTCATTGTAGCAGATCCTTGTAACACTGTAGCTGATCCAGTGATTATCCAGCGTTCTTCTTACGCTGTTGGTACTTCTGCTGAGATTGCTCAACTGGAGAAGAACTTCTACAGCTACCAAGCTGGTTACTTGAAGCACCTCTACAGAATGAATGGCTACAACGAGAACTTTGAAAGCTGGGTAAGTGACGGTGTTACTTATGACAGTTATTACATCAAGTTCAACGAGTATAACAAGTCTGAGTATCAGTGGGGTGACTACATCTATGAAGATAGCACTGTAATCCTTGCTGTTCCTCAAACACAAAGCAATGGTTCTGCTAATCCTATCGGTGGACTCATTGAGGCTGTTCTTGTTGCTGGTCTGGGCGCTGTAACTGCTGATAACTCTTGTATCACCACTACATCTACCACCACCACTGTATGGCCTTCTACTACTACCACATCAACTCTGATTCCGTAATAGTAGAATAGATACAAATATTATATTAACCTAAGCCAGAGGTGAGAGGATACAAACTCAGATCCTCTGGCTTATTTATTTGAAGCAACATGACAGATATAAAATTAGATATATTAGTAATTCCTACGTACAATGTACAAACACTAGGTGTTGCTGATGCATCTGTCTATCCTACAGATCCCCCTGTTGTTTCTGGAGCAACTATTGAAATCAATGTTCCTGGTTTTGGAGTGGTGATTAAACCGTTCAGTGTTAATGACTTTAATGTATTCACTACATCAAATCTAGGACTTAGCCCTGTAGGAGTGGACCAACCACTACCTGACGGGGTTTATCATTTAAGGTATTCTGTAGCCCCTGCATATAAAAACTTCGTAGAGAAGTCCATCATGCGTGTGGATAAGCTACAAGAGAAATTTGATAACGCTTTCATGAAGCTTGATATGATGGAATGTGATAGAGCTATCAAAACCCAAGCTAAGGTGGACCTCACCTCCATATACTTCTTCATCCAAGGATCTATAGCTGCAGCTAACAATTGTGCTACGAATGAGGCTATGAAGTTGTATAATCAAGCTGACATGATGCTTAACAACTTCCTCAAGAACAACTGCGGATGCTCTGGAAATAACTACGTAATAAACTTCTACTAATATGGCAAAGTGTCGAAATTGTGGAGCTAACGTTGGGTGTGGATGTCAATTGATTAACGGTCTTTGTGGACTGTGTAATGCAGCTACTAAACAAGGACGAAAAATTATAACAAATGTTATCACCAAGGCTTACCAGCTGTCCAGAGTGCGCTAGTATTCCTGCACTTATTGCTGAAATAGATTGTAAGCTAGCCAATCTAGCAGGTAATCTATACAACAATATTGTTTACATTCTGAACCAACCCGTACCTGGAGGAGCAATGTTAGACTTGCTCAACTACAGGAGAATTCTTGTTTACAAACTTTGTAATCCAAATTATGCCGCTGCATTCACTGTAAACATGATTGCAAGCAGAGTTAAAATTCTAAATTCTAAATAAATGTCTTGTTCTAATTGTTTTAATGGATGTGCAGAGATTGTTTCCGATCAATGCGTACGATATACAGGAGTTGATGTTGCCATTCTAGGAATCAAAAATGGTGATTCTCTTTCGTATGTTGAACAAGCACTGATTGAGTTTCTCACCTCTACACTAGATGGTACAGGAATCAACTTGACCATCAACCCCGCAATCATATGTGATATTGTAAATAAAAACCTGGTTGCTTGTGAAGACCTTACACTTCCCAATGTAATTAGTGCCATCATCAAGGCTGTTTGTGAGCTTGACACACGACTCACTACACTAGAAGGTGACTTTGCTGCACTAGAAGGACCTTACACGGTGGGATGTCTCACTGGTGTAGATTCTAATTCTGGAACTCATGCCATCCTTCAGGCAGTAATTACAAAGCTTTGTGCACACATTGTTGATTTTGATGCATTTGTGTTGGATGTTGAAACTAATTATGTAAAGAAGTCAGAGCTCTGTGCTTTGGTGGCAGCTTGTACACCACCTGCTCCTCCTGCTTCCTACAAGGATAGAATGGTGCCTTTCACTGTTGTTGAATACTATGGTACAATAAGTGGTAACTTTGATACCAGTGGTAAAGGTCTTGGTGCTTGGGATAAAATCTACCTCTGTAATGGTAACAATGGTACCCCTGATAAAAGAGGGCGTGTAGGTGTTGGTGTTACAGATAACACCATGGGTGGAGGACCTATGAACCCTGCTGTTAATCCTTCGGTTGCTGGAAATCCCACTTATACATTATTAGGGGCACAAGGAGCTAACTCTATTGTACTCACCACTGCTCAGATTCCTGCTCACACGCACACAACAGATCCTCAAATTAGTGATCCTGGACACACCCACTTTACAGTATTATCAGGAACTGGTGTAACTATTACAGCAACCACTCCAATTGCCAAAGAAAAGACTTATGGTGATAATTCTAGTTATCTTTTAGCTGGTGCAGCAGGAACTCCTGATATTGGAATCACTAACTCCAAAACAACTGGTATCACCATTACTGATAAAGCAATTTCTTCTACAGGAGGAGGATTAGCTCACTCTAACTTCCAACCTGGTCTTGGTTGTTACTACATCATGTATATTCCTTAATAGTTTAAAATAATTATATAATGTCTTGTTGCAATCAACCTAACTACGCTCCTGTTGTAGATCCTTGTAATGTTCCATGTACACCAACAGATAATGTGTGCTATAGTGGCCCTAATCTGCCTTGTACAGGAATTCATGCATGTGATACAGTGACTGTGTCTTTACAAAAAATAGATGAAGAGGTTTGTGATTTGCAGAGTCAAATTACAGCTCTTCAAACACTGGTAAATAGTTTAACAACCACTACCACTACCACAAGCACTAGCTCTACAACTACCACTACAACAACAATTGCATGTCCTTCTTGTGAGTTCTACTCTGTAACAAATTCCACTGTTTCTAGTGTTGATATTACATATTATGCATGTGGTGGAGTGTTTGTACAAACATCTGTTGCTGGTCCTAGCACCATCTACATCTGTGCTTGCACAGGAACAGTAGTTGTGCCTCCAGTGCCTGGTGTTAGCCTTGCAAATGTTGGAGCATGTCCAACCACCACTACAACAACAACGTTAATCTAATAACTTGTGATTGTAATAATAACATTAACAACAGCTGGAACTGATACAGGCCCATTCAATCTCTACTCAGATGTTGATGGGTTTGTATCAGCTTTTGAAACAGGGGTGAGTAAGGCGTCTCTCCTAGCAGGATATTTAACATCCTCAGTTCCAAATGGAACCACTATTATAAGAGTGATGTCTGATAATGGGTTGTGTACCAATTACATAGATATTACAGTTGGAGGTGATTGTAGTACAACTACCACTACATCAAGTAGTACAACCACCACTACTACCACAGCTGCTCCTCTTGAGTGTTTGTGCTACCACATCTTGAATGAGACTGGCGGTCCTCTAAATTATACCTATGTGGATTGTGGTAAGGTGGAACCTGAAACATATTCACTGGGAGCTGGGTTGAATACACAAGTGTGTTCACCATCCATTCCAACAGGATTTTCTCTAACCATATATCCATGTACATCAACCACCAATTGCACCAGCAGTGGTGAGTGTGAGGGTTGTTCTTAATGATATCAAAAAGCCCTGTTTGTTGGTTTTCAGGGTTTCTCCTGGGGGTTTCTACCCCTGGGAGTTTTTTATTTATAACTAACTTAGTTATCCACACTAACCAGAGTGGTTAAAATAATTTGGAAATTATTAAAAACTTTCGTACCTTTACGGTAATTTTAACTAAACTAAATCATAAATGCCTGAAAATCAATCCCTTCTGCACCAGCTGGAGCAAATGCTTCACTGGAAAAAGAGCAAGAAGTTCTATGCAGACAAACTACAAATCACTGAGGATGAGGTGGATGCATTGATTAGAGAACTAAGAAATGCAGAAGCTGTGGAAAATGAGGCAGAGGTTGGAAACTATATCGGAGAGCTAGAGGATACAATTGTTAGGTTTATTGAGGATGTGCAGAAAGGGACAGGTGAGATAGTGGTAAACACTAAAGAAGAGATTAAGAGTTTAGAGGATTTAATTGAAAAGTGTAAGATTGATACAGACAAGTGGGAGATAACTAAATACGTCCAAAACTACTGGGGGAATATTGAACACCCTTATTACCAGGTGAAGGCCTGGTTGGGTAAGAAGAAGAATGAACAAGTTTTCCAAGACTCGTTCATTTCGTTTTTAAAGACTTACCAACCAGTATCTCCCGAAATAATGGCTCCTAAGTTTGAGTCATCTAAAGCAGAGGCTTGTTTGGTAATCAATAAACAAGACTCCCATCTGAACAAGTTAGATATAGAAGGGAACAACGATATTGAGGAAAGATTTGCCACCTACATTCAGAAGGTAGAAACAATCCTTAATCAAGCTGCTCTTTCTAACAATGTTACAGATATTAAATACATAATTGGGTCTGACGAATTCAATAGTGAGTTCACCAATACAACTACAAAGGGTACACCCCAACAGAACATCCTTTCCTATCACACTGCTTTCCAAGCAATATGTGACCATGAAGTGAGTGTGATAAATCTTCTGCTTCAGAAGGGTGGGGATGTAGATGTGATATTTGTAGCTGGTAACCACGATGAGTTTGTAGGATGGCACTTAGCTAGCTGGTTAGAAACCTACTTTAGAAATGAAGATCGTGTCTTCTTTGATATATCTCCAAGATATAGAAAGTATGTTAGCTACGGAAACTCAGCCATGATGTTCAATCATGGGGATGCTTTGAAACCTGCCAAACTAGCTGGTCTGTTTCCTATGGAGTATAAAGAAGCATGGTCTGACCATGATAACTTCTACATCTTCACAGGAGACAAACACCACGAGGTGAGCTTGGATTTTAACGGTATTAAGTTCTTCCAGCTTCCTGCTTTCTCTACAGCCAAAAGTGGTTGGGATGATAAGAATGGCTACACAATAGCTAAAGGTGAAGTGACTGGATTCCTCATAGACTTTGATTATGGAATAACAAACATATTCAAACAGTATTTATAATGTCAACTTTTAGGAAATTAGTTTCAGATGTGCGCTCCATGCACAAGTTGCTGTCTACAGACAACTTGATCACGGATAGGGCTGTCATGTCTGAGATTAAGAACAATGCCTTCCTCCTTATCAAACGTGAGACTAATCTGAGGAAGCTTTGGGCCACTGATACAGTGTTCACCACCATTCCCTGTCTGGAGATGGTGGAGGTTCCTATTTCTGAATGTTGTGAATATTCTGATCCTTGTTCCGTAGCTAGAACTAAATTCAAGCTTCCTCGCATCACAGAGGGTAACTATCAGTATGTTATTCAGGGTGTCTACTCAATCAATGCAATGAGCGGGCAAGGAAAGAAACTAAAGGAAATAACCATCAATAGATATATTAACTTGCTTAAGCTTCCTATCATCAAGAAGGAAGAATACTACTGGATTACTAATGGGTACCTTTATGTGAACAACCCCCTTCTGAAAGCCATCAGACTTGTTGCTTTGTTCGAGGAGGATGTTCCAAATTCCATTATGTTCCCAGAATGTGGCTGTGGCACACCAGAATATACAACAGAAGAACTTTGCAAGAACCCTCTTGATAAAGAGTCTCCTGTTCCTGGTTACCTAGAAAAGCAAGTGTTAGAGCTAACTTCTCAGAAGTTACTGTCCACCTACTTCAAATTGAAGACAGATATTACAAGTGATGGAGTTGATGGTCAAGCACCTAATGTTCCAAACACTAGATAATAATGCGAGTTAAAATAGACTGGAGAAGCGCCAGCAAAGATAACTACAATCACTTCTGCAAAAAGAACCCATCTATCAAACTTACGTTTGACGAATGGCGAAACATTGTCTACACCTATAACGAGGCTTTCAAAGAATACATCCTTGAGACAGGAGAAAGAGCAAGACTTCCATATGGGTTTGGTGAGTTCTCTATTAACAAAAAGAAGCGTAGAAAGATGAAGGGGGTGGATGGTAAAGAGTTTGTTAATCTACCTATAGACTGGAAGAAGACAAAAGAGAAGGGTAAGCGTATCTACAATTTCAACTTTCATACAGAAGGTTATTTCTTTGGTTGGATGTGGTTTAAGAAAACAGCAAGATTTAGACATTCACAACTGTGGTATTTTAAACCCTCCAGAACCACATCAAGGTTGTTATCTCACTATTTAATGACGGATGATAGATATCAGCACGTCTATAACGAATGGAAAAAGTAAACTAGATGTCATACTATTACAAATATAACTTCATCTCTCCTGATGTTGTCTATTCCACTGTAAAGGAAGAGTTTAAAAGCTACTTCGATACAGGGGCTATTGATGACCTTATTTTCCCCACCTATCTAGACAAGTGTCTCAGAAAGTTGGGTAGAGCAACGTATGTTATTCAGGAGGAGGTGTTGAACATCTGTGACTACGAAGCTAGGCTCCCAGATAACTTTTATGCTGTTCGTGAAGCATGGCTTTGTACAGCTGTAAATGGTTTTCCCTATCAACAGGCTAACTCATTCTATTCACAGGCTGCAACAGCCACAACTATACAGGTGAGTCCCATCACTACAGACTGTCCCATTCCTAGCCCTTGTTGCGGTAATGTGGGATGTGATGGATCTTGTATGCCTGAGATTATTCAGACAGTGTACAAAACAAACAACCAAGCCCCTGTACTATATCGTAGGGAATATCTACTCAAGCCTGGTAATATCTCCGCACAAAAGAATTGTGGTGTGGAATATACCAATAACTGGGAGTTCTATTCAGAAGCTCCCCCTCTTCGTGAGTTCACTCCTGGTTCTGCTGGGTATGACTCATTTGACATTAGAGATAATAAGTTTGTTACCAACTTCCGTAATGGTGTTGTACACCTGATTTTCTATGCTACAGAATACGATGCTGCTGGTAATCAATTGATTCCCAACAACTTCCGTATCAGGGAGTACATTGAGGCTTTCATCAAGTTTAAAATGATGGAAACTCTCACCAATCAGACTAATGATGAAACCTTTAATCAGCTCCAACAGAAGCTTGCATATTACAAACAGCAGGCTGAGGAAGCCTTCATCATGGCTGATATCGAGATTAAGAAGCAAGATCCTTGGGCTAAGCAACGTAGGATTAAGAATGACCTGAACAGATTTAACATGTACGAACTACCCAATCGCACTAATAGGTATGGTTGGAGACGCAATAACTAATACTAATGGCTGAGCAAGAACAAGGCAATATTAGACAGGAGTATAATAACGCTACCACTGGCTTAAACCTCGATCAGACCCTCAACCAGATTCCTAAGGGTAAGCTAACGTATGCGCTGAATGCTGCTGTAGAAAACTTTGATGCTAATTCTGTAAACTATCAGAATGAGCCAGGGAACGAACTTTGTGTTACGTTCCCTTCTGGCTTTGTGCTTATAGGTACTCATTTCATCCAAGAGAGAAGTAAACATGTATTCTTCATCACCAATCCAGAAACAGGTGCTTCTGAGATTGGCTACATGGATAATAACGACTGTATCTATCGCACCTATGTAAGTGCCCCTTGTCTCAATTTCAACATTAATCATCCCATCCATAAGGCTGTCCACAGAATTACAGAGTGCACAACAGAGGTGTACTGGACAGATGGAATCAATCCTCGTAGATATATTGATCTCAACCCAGAAAACCTACCCTATGTTCTCATAGGAGGTACACCTGCGTGCGACCCTGTGTACAGCAATGAGATAGATTGCAACGGGTTAAATGTCCAGCCTGATTTTGTTATTCCTCAGCTAGATGTCACTAGAATAACCACAGGGGGTGACCTTCAAGCAGGTACATATCAGTTTGCTATTCAGTATTCCGATCCTGCTGGAAACCCTTTCACTTCCTACTACTCTGTTACCAATCCCACTCCTATTGCTGATCCCAGTATCACCACTGTTAATTTTAATTATCAGGTGGGTAGATCTATTGAGCTCACTGTCAGCAACTTAGATAATACAGGACTGTACGATTATTTTAATGTAGCAGTTATCAGAACTGTAAATGCTATCACCTCTGTTGAGTTAGTAGGCACCTATTTTATTGATGGTCCTAGTCAGGTGATTACTTACACAGGTCAGAACAAAACCAATGTTCGTCTGACAATTAATGACATACTTGAGAAGTTTCCATATTACGAGATTGCTCAAGATATAACAGCGGTACGTGATATTCTGGTGTGGGACCAACTCACTTCTGTAGAAAGAATTAATTACCAGAAGATAGCTAACGGTATCGCTCTGCAGTGGGAAACCTATCGTATTCCTAATACAGAAACCTATGCTGATGCATTCAATGCCACCAACCTTAGAGGATATCTAAGGGATGAGGTGTATGCTTTTGAGATAGTGTTCTTGCTTACTAACGGTAAGCAAACTGATGGATTCCATATTCCTGGTAGACTTGCAAACATTCTAGACCTATCTCCTGTTCCTCAAACAAACGATGACTTTATAGGTGACCCAGAAGATCCTATTTCTGGAACCAGTCCTTATTGGAAGATATATAACACAGCTGTAGTGACAGGGTTCTCTCCTGGCTATTCTCCAGCAACAGAGTACAAAGGACCTTACCAATTTGGTGAGTTTAGCTATTGGCAGTCTACAGAAGAATATCCCTGTAATGATGAATTATGGGGAGACCTTGCTGGGCAACCTATTAGACATCACAAGTTTCCAGATGTCCTGGTGAGTCCCATATTTGAGTCTGCAATCTTCGCAGGCCAAAACTCTATGGCTATCCAAAAGGACGCTATATTCCCACTAGGTGTTAAAATAGATGTACAACAGGTACAATCTCTCATCAACTCTTCCAATCTTACAACTGAACAAAA